AATATCTCATGAGGTTTGTGTTATTGATGACGTAGACCAATTTAAAGATGAGATAAATGTTCAGAAGAAAGGTGGCGCAATGGCGAAAGCTATTTATTTGATTAATCCTATTCCTTATATGACTAATCAAGCCGCATTGGAAGATAAAGGTATGATTCCTTTTATGTGTCGATATGTTGTCGCCACCACAAATACTTACGATGGTGGTATTGGCAAAATATTTCGACAACAAGGAGGAGCTTACCGTAGATTCGTTTTTATAGAAGTTTCCGTTAAACCTGAATTTAGAAAGCCTGGTACCACACAATTACGTGGTGATTTGGCTATAAACGGTTACTCTAATCACGATTTACATGATTTTAAGGTTAGAATGTACCATTCACAAAATGATAAGTCCATACCTGTATATTATAATAAAAACATGGACACATTTGTGAACACTGGAGATGTTCCTCCTATGAGTATAGGGGAATTATCCAAATTTATGTATTATAAAGTACAAGTACCACATTACTCTCAGAATAACTTAACAAAGAAAAGTGTTGAGCATTTTTTGAAGAGTAAGTTATGCCCCGAATGTAAAAATATAGGGGCGTGGTGTATGTGTTCAGAAGCTCAATCTGGTTCTTATTTCGATGAAATATTGTCAGAGAATACCAGGGAGTTTATTGGATATTGTGCAAGTATATTAATGTTTTTTCATTTAATATACATTTGGATGCTATACGTTACGCATTGTATTATATATAAAGCGTATGCTAGTAAACATCCTAACTGGGCAACTACGAAATTAATTGTCCAAGTTAAAAATATGCCAAACCAATTTAGATTGCCAAAGTGGTTCTATTACGTTCCAAATTGGTTATTATCATATACTTTATGTGAATATTGGCATACATGGTTGCATGATCAATGTTTAAAAGCAAACAATAAAGGTTTGTTGTTGAGCAATTATTGTGCTTCCCGTGATAGTCGACGTAGAGTATTTAAATATGCTATGTTGATTGGAGTTTTAGCGGTAGTTACAAAATTT